TGCGAACCGTTTCTGGTCACAGATCTTCGGTATTGCTTTTAGTAACAAGCGTTGGTTGCATTTCTTTATGCTCTTTGTTCCCGTCATGGGTCTCTGGACAAGTTCTATCGGTATTATTGGACTTGCTCTTAATCTTCGTGCTTACGACTTTGTATCTCAAGAGATTCGTGCGGCAGAAGATCCTGAGTTTGAAACCTTCTACACGAAAAACATCCTTCTGAATGAAGGTCTCCGTGCCTGGATGGCTCCTGTGGACCAACCTCATGAGAACTTCGTGTTCCCAGAAGAGGTATTACCACGAGGCAATGCACTCTAAAAAATAAATAAGAGGAGTTCTCTGAACTCCTTTTTTTATGTTTTTAATTCTATTTTCTTTTATAGCATTTGGGTTTTTTATTTTTATAATGTCAATTATCCAGGACTTATGATAACATCAACAACTCCATATAAATTAGCAGAAATTATCAGGGATACTTGGCCAAACCTTTACAGACCTGCCAAAGTATCCTATGATATTCAAAAGACTTTAAAGAATGAAAAAGTACAAAAGTGAGGATTACTTCTCCGTAATTGAAACTAAAACGGGAAGAAAGATTGTTGATTGTGGAGAAGAAGCAGATGCTCTTATAATGGTTGCTATGGATCCACAAAACAGAACCATTACAAGAAATAAGTTTATGATGGGTCAAGTTGTTGATATTGAAATGCCCAAAGCACTGCCTACTAATGAGATTGTAGTGAATATGGATGGTGGTGTTGGTGGTTCTTGGGAAGTCAAAGAACCAGAAAAACTTCCACAAATCAAACTTCCTGAAGGCCAGGGAATTCCAGTTAACGCTAAATAACTTTCAGTTTTATAACAATTATGAAGTTTACAGTTTATTCAAAAGATGGTTGCCCATATTGCACAAAAGTCCAACAGGTGCTAGAGTTAGCAGAACTACAGCATGTAGTTTATAAACTTGGAGTTGATTTTACCCGTGAAGAATTCTATTCAGAATTTGGACAAGGTTCTACTTTTCCTCAAGTAATTGTAAATGAAAAATACATTGGTGGATGTACAGATACTGTTCAATACCTTAAGGAGCAAAATCTAGTTTAATGGATAATAATTTTCACGAAGTCTGTAATGATGTAGAAAAAGCCATTGACTATGCTTTCAATGGGCAATTTGTTTTGAAGTTTTATGATTATCTTAAAGTTCGTGGAGCAAAAAGAAGTGAAGTGAAAGATTTTATTGAAAGCAATACTGCCCATGAATTAAGTGATCTTGTAACCGAACTTGAAGAATATCTTGAAGGTGGTTCTGACGAAATGCATAAACAACTTCGTGAAGGATATGGACATATTCCAAAACCACAAGCAAGAAAAATTAAGAATTATTTGTATGGCATCCTAGAAGATGCGTGGAAGTATAGTCATGATAGACGACCTGGACGACGCAAAAAGCAAACTAAATAAAAGTGAACTCCAAATTAATCGGGGTGTTGAGTTATTACTACGAAATAGGAGGGGAACATCTGAAAGACCAAAAACTTTTCAAGTGAAGTTTGGTAAGATGATTTCTCTCTTCAAAAGAGAATTTCATTTCTTTATCGATTTTCACTTCGACATAAGAAAAAAGTAAATTCTCTGGAGAAAAAAAGATGTTAGCAGTAACTCTCACCATCAGTACTCTCGTTTCAATAATGTTCTTTTTTGTTGGAGGTGTGGTAGGATGGTTAGCAAAAGAGCATTTCTACCAAACACAACCTGTTTATACCCACCCAGAGATGTTTGACTCAAATGGAAATATAATTCCTGACGAAATTTTAGCAGTAAGATTTGAAAACAATTATGACGACTACGACTACGAAGACGAAGAAGACGACGACTGAAAAACCTATCGAAACTCTTCCAACAAATCCTTTTATTTTTGAAATTTTAGAACTTGCTTCAAAGCAAAGAAGTAATGCAAAAAAAGTAGAAGTTCTAAAAACTTATGAACATGATTCTATTAAGTCTATTTTTATTTGGAACTTTGATGAAACAGTAATTAGTCTTCTTCCAGAAGGTGATGTTCCTTATGCAGATGCTAATGACCAGTCTGTATATTCAGGAACGCTTTCTGATAATTTGAAAAAAGAAATAGTTAGTGGAGAATCTGCAACTGGTCAAGATCTTGATGGACGTGGCCGTACTTCTCTTCGTAGAGAATATCAAAACCTTTATCACTATGTAAAAGGAGGCAATAATTCATTAACATCTATCCGCAGAGAAATGATGTTTATTAACCTTCTTAGGGGACTTCATCCAAAAGAGGCAGAAGTATTGCTTCTTACAAAAGATAAGAATCTTACAAATAAATATAAAATAACTCTTGAAAATGTAAAGCAAGCATACCAAGATATTCGTTGGGGTGGTCGTTCATGACGGTTGTAGCACAAATGGAGAAAGATATGGCAGAATATGGGAAAGAAGATAAAAGCATTCTGCCTTGTAATTATGGGTGCGACATCTTACTTCAAGATACTACAATCGAAAAGGCAAAAGACTCTTCCTTTCCAAATGATGCTTATCTGATTTGGTATAATCTAGATGGAACTGAAAAGTTGGATTTAGTAAGAGGATCTAGAGTTCGTATTTTTGATATGTACTATGACAAGTATGGTCCAGGTGTAGTTAAAAAGATTGATTTTGGATACGGACGTACTAATCCCAAACTGTGGGGATATAAACAACCAGATAAAAAGAAAAAAAGATGAGTGAAGGTTTTAGTGAAGAAAAAATAGAAGTTAAAATTTATAAAGATGAAATAAAAAAACTTCTAAAGCATTATAAAAAAATTAAAAAGTATCAAAAGTCTTCCATTTTTGAAATTAAAACTATGGACGGAACTGAAACATATATCAGTGAATTAATAAAAGACGTGAAGGAGAATCCATGACAGATGGGAAAGCATTATCTTCTTAACTTGTATGGCTGTTCATTTGTTCTTTTAAATGATGAGCGTTGTCTCATTGACTTACTAGAAAATGCAGCAACTGCAAGTGGTGCCACTGTGGTTCAGACTATTTCTAAGAAGTTTGAACCACAAGGAGTCACTGTAATTTGTTTGCTTTCTGAAAGTCATATTAGTATTCATACTTGGCCCGAAGAAGGTAAGGCAGCAGTTGATGTTTATACTTGTGGTGAATGTAATCCAAAGATTGGATGTGATATGATTATTCATCAACTTTTTGCTCAAGACCATACTCTAAGTTATATCGAACGTTGACATATTGATATACATATCTTATAATCATCTACATATATTTGTTTTGTAATGTCATACTATAAACCATATTCGCCCGAGTGGCATCGCAAACGCTATTTAAAAGAAGCGTTGGACAAGTATTTGGATGAATATATTGATAATCAAGTAATTCTTAATGATATTTCCGATATTCTATCCAAAAGATCTGAAAAAGCATATGAGGAATTCAGCAGAATTAATGATCTAGAATCAATGATTAATGCTAAATAAACCAACAAGGAGATTAAATATGCTCTCTACTCAATATCGTCTTCGTCTGGAAGAAATCTGCAATAAGATTGCCAGACATCAAGAGGTAGGACTAGAGGATATGATTTGGGCAGAAAAACTTGCTAAAGCAAATAGGTCTGCTTCAACTATTTTAAGGCAAGCAAGACGCCGTGCTGCTAATCCAGACATGCAAGAGGATAGTTTAGATGGTTTTATGAATGCTATGGATTTGGGAGACCCAGACCCATCAAATCATAGAACAGGATTTTATAGTGCTGATGATATTATTGACTTTTTCACCGATGACAAACCAGAGGATTGGAGACAAAGAGATTAAGTAATAATAAGATTGTATCAGGAAATACAAACATACTTGCCTAGATAGTATGAATAGGAGTATAATAATCTCCTAACGTTCATCCTATGACTAAAGCACTTTTGCTTTTAGCATGGGTTCCACTTCTTTCTGTTTCAACGCCACGACTTACACAGAATCCATATCCTGTGAGTATTAGTTGTGACGCAGCGTGGGAACTAATGGACATCGTTAAAAACGACGATGTAGTAGAACAAAGAATGGAAGACCGATTGCTTTTAGAACTCCGAAGGGATTTTATTCAGAGGTGCTAACCAAAATAGGACGGAAGTAAGCCGACGCGGAACGGAACGTTCATTCGCTATTCGCAAATAGCGAACGCAAACGCCGACTGAAGGAACGCTCTTTAACCTAAAAAACTAAGGAGAACCCTAATGTCTAAAGTAGTTTATCGCGGTGTTGAATATGATACTCAGAAGCGTCTTGAGTATCAACAGCAAATGATGCAACAACCCCAACAATATAATGAGATCTATCGTGGTATTAAGTATGTAAAGGAGGGACACAAGTAATGATACTTGTTGCCCAACTTACTTGTATTTCTGTTGCTGTAATTTTATTTCTATCAGCATATATTCAGTTAATATACAAATAATAAAATTATTTAATTTGGAGGGTTCTTGACTAACCCTCTTTTTTTGTCTATAATATCTTTGTATAGGTTTTTTAAAATGGATAGAGAAAAACTTAAGTTGATTGTTAGGAATCTCGAGTCTCTTGTAGAGTGTCTCAAAGAAGAAATTAATTCTGACATTAAAGACCACTATTATGAGGAGATTAAAAATTATTTGAGTGATTACGACGAAGTATTTTATGAGGGAGACGATGATGGATATCCAGACTGATTTTGAGTTTATGAAACCAGAAGTAAAACTAATCAGCGTTACTCCAGATGCAGAGAAGCATATGGCTTACTGTGCAAGGGTAAGTAATCCTGCTAATCAAGAGAATGAAAAGTTCTCCGGACTACTCAAGTATTGTATTCAGCATCAACACTGGAGCATCTTTGAGCAAGCAACCATGACAGTAGAGATTAATACTACAAGAGGTATTGCGGCTCAAATACTCCGACACCGTTCATTCACATATCAAGAATTTTCCCAACGATATGCTGATAGTAATCTTCTAAGCAAGACTATTCCTCTTCCAGAACTGCGGAGACAGGATACAAAAAATCGTCAAAACTCTATTGATGATATTCCCGATTATCTCAAATTGAAAATGATGGAGGAGATCCGTATTTACTTTGATCGTGGTATGCAACTCTATAATCGTCTTCTAGAAGCAGGAGTGGCAAAAGAGTGTGCAAGGTTCGTACTGCCATTAGCGACCCCTACAAGACTGTATATGACGGGCTCAGTGCGTTCTTGGATACATTATATTGATCTTCGGTCTGCTCACGGTACGCAGAAAGAACATATGGAGATAGCAGAGTTGATTCGTTGTATTTTTACTTGTCAGTTCCCTGCTGTATCTGAAGCACTTGGTTGGACTCGTGATGGATGTTTGGATTGTATTGATCCCCCATCTATTACTATTGAATAAATATTCTTATATAAAATGGAGGAATAAACTATTGGCGACATACCCCGTTATTAATAAAAATACAGGAGAACAAAAAGAAGTTGTTCTCAGTGTTCATGATTGGGACCAATGGAAGAAAGATAATCCTGATTGGGATAGAGATTGGTCAGATCCTGCAACATGTCCTTCTTCTGGAGAAGTGGGAGAAGTTTATGATAAACTTAAAAAATCTCATCCAGGATGGAATGATGTTCTCAACAAAGTATCAACTGTCCCAGGTTCAAAAGTAACATCAATTTGATAAAATATGCCTAAAAGAAATATTCCAAAAAATCCTGTTCCATTTGGAATGAGTAATAAGCAGATGAAAAGGAAGAAACCTATTAATCTTGATATTATGAGGAATATTGATCCTCTTACTGACAATCAAGAAACTTTGTTTCATTCGTATAAAAAAGATCAAAATATAGTTGCATACGGTGCTGCTGGAACAGGTAAAACATTTATTACCATCTATAATGCACTTAGAGATGTTTTAGATGAAAGATCTCCGTATGAAAAAATTTATATTGTAAGATCTCTTGTTGCTACTCGTGAAATTGGATTCCTTCCAGGAGACCATGAAGATAAATCATCTCTTTATCAAATTCCATATAAGAATATGGTAAAGTATATGTTTGAGATGCCTGATGACTCTGCATTTGAGATGCTTTATGGTAATCTCAAAACTCAAGGAACAATTAGTTTCTGGAGTACTTCATTTATTCGTGGAACTACTTTAGATAATTGTATTATTATTGTTGATGAATTTCAGAATTTGAATTTCCATGAATTAGATTCTATCATTACTCGCGTTGGTGAAAATTCTAAGATCATGTTCTGTGGTGATGCTACACAATCTGACTTAGTAAAAAGTGCAGAAAAGAATGGTATTATTGATTTTATGCGAATCTTGAATGTAATGCCTTCTATAGATGTGATTGAATTTGGCATTGAAGATATTGTTAGGTCTGGTTTATGTAAAGAATACTTGGTCGCAAAAACAGAATTAAATCTATGACATTTACTCATTATAATTTTTTAGGTGATATTGAACTAGAATGTAAAACAACAGAAAGCATTCGTCTTTATAATCTCCCTAATGGCAAATGGGTGCCTTCTATCACTTCTGTAACATCCTTTTACAATCGTCAGATTTTTATTGACTGGCGAAAAAAAGTTGGTATTGATGAAGCAAATAAAATTACTAGAAGAGCAACGTCAAGAGGAACAGATTTTCACCAAGTCTGTCAAGACTATTTGGAAAATAAAGAACTAAACTGGGATGATTATCAACCCTTAACAAAGTTTATGTTCTATCATTTAAAACCGGAACTTGATAAGATAAATAATATTCATGCAATTGAAAGAACACTTTATTCAGAATATCTTGGATTAGCTGGTAGAGTTGATTGTATTGCAGAATATGATGGAGAACTTGCTGTTATAGACTTTAAGACATCAGAAAAAATAAAACCAGAAAAATGGATTGAGAACTACTTTGTCCAAGAAATGTTTTATGCTTCTGCATATTATGAACTTACTGGTAAAGTAGTTAAAAAACTTATAACACTTATGGTCACTCCTGGCGGAGAAGTGAAAGTATTTGACAAAAGAAACAAAAGCGATTATATTAAATTATTAGTTCGCTATATTAAAGAATTTGTACATCACAATACTGGGTCAAATGCAGAATGAGTTAGAAAAAGTACTAGAAAACAAGTTCTTTTGCCCTTCTCGGTTTGCACAAGAGATTGAATCTTTGGTGCAAACAGAAAAAAGTATGAATTATATTGATGCTATTATTTATTTTTGTGAAAAGAATAATATTGATATAGAGTCTGTTCCCAAACTTATATCTAAACCATTAAAAGAAAAACTTAAGTATGAAGCAATGGAACTTAATTTCCTCAAAAAAACTTCCCGTGCTAAATTGATTTTTTGAATGATGCCTTATGATGCCTACAGAGAATACCTTGCTTTAAAAAATCATTTTACAAAAAATAGTTACGATTATTTCAAGTACAATAAAAAAGTAAAAGCAACAGTGCAATCATTCTATAAACGTAAAGATAGAATGTGGTTTGAAAAAGTATCCCGACAAAAGTCAAATCAAGAAGTTGTTGATTTTTTTGTCTCCAACCTTGTCTCTTGTCCCGATCCAGAAACACTTTGGATTGGTGAGATGATGAAGAAGGGTGAAGAAAGATATCAACAGTGGCAAAAGAAAATCCAATCACTTTCATATGTCTTCAAAGAAGAAACACAACAACTTTTTGAAGAACATGAGTTTGAAGACGTATTCAATTGTTCTAAAGGACACCCACCCATTCTTAAAAAGTTTCTGAGCGGAAAAATTTCTCTAGAAACTCTTGTAATATACAACAAAATTTTATTATTTGGTGAAAATTTTGATAAAAAACTAAAAGATCCAGTGTGGGAAACCGTAAGTAAAAAAATAAAAAAATATTCTCCTTTCCTACATATTAATGTAATACGATACAAAACTATTTTAAAAGATATTGTTTTAGGAGATAAATGAGTTTTTTTAATTCTGAAGTTGTTCGTGCAGAAATGTCTAAAATTAGTGAACTTCAAGAAGAAGTTTATCGCAACGTTTTTACTTTTTCTTCAATGAATAAAGAACAAAAACTATACCATGTTGAACTTTTAGAAGAACTTCTTGATAAACAAAAAGTTCTTTATACTCGTTTGAGTTTGTCTGATGATCCCGAAGCAATTGATATGAAGGAACGTATTGTAAAATCTGCTTCTATGATGGGACTTCCTTCTAATGTTGATATAACTATTATTTTTAATAACATGAGTTCAATGTTGGAAGTTATGAAAGAACAGATTGGCAAAACAGGCACGGACATGTAATAATATCCTTAGCATAAAACAACACAAAGAATGAACTTGGGCTTGACATCCCTTTCTATTTGAAATAGAATAAAGTTGTTACAAAGGCCAAATACATTTAACAAAAGGTAATCTAAATGAGCTTTAGCGATCTTAAAAAACAATCTTCTCTTGGTTCTCTGACCCAGAAACTAGTCAAAGAAGTTGAGAAGATGAGCACTACTTCCAATGGCGCAGATGAACGTCTTTGGAAACCTGAAATGGATAAAACTGGAAACGGGTATGCAGTCATCCGTTTTCTCCCTGCCCCAGAAGGCGAAGAACTTCCTTGGGCAAAAATTTATTCCCATGCGTTCCAAGGTCCTGGTGGATGGTATATTGAAAACTCTTTGACTACTCTTGGTCAGAAAGATCCTCTTTCAGAACACAACCGCGAACTGTGGAATAGTGGTAGTGAGAAGGATAAAGAAACGGTTCGTAAGCAGAAGCGTAAACTGTCTTACTATTCTAACATCTACGTTGTAAAAGACCCTGCTAATCCTACTAACGAAGGTAAAGTCTTCTTGTTTAAGTATGGTAAGAAGATCTTTGATAAAATTATGGAAGCAATGCAACCTGAGTTTGAAGATGAAACCCCTATCAATCCTTTTGACTTCTGGCAAGGTGCTAACTTCAAACTGAAGTTGGTCAAGAAGGATGGTTATTGGAATTATGACAAGTCAGAGTTTGATCGTGTTGCCCCTCTGTTGGATGATGACGATGCTCTGGAAGCAATTTGGAAAAAGCAATACTCTCTGACTGCTGTAACTGCTCCCGACCAGTTCAAATCTTATGAAGATCTTGAGAAGCGTCTGAAGTATGTTCTTGGACAGAAGACTGCTCCTCGTCCTCGTCTTGATGAGGAAGTTGATGATGAAGATAATGATCGCGGTTCTTATTCTCCCGACTTTACTTCACGTCGCTCTGAACCTGAACTTCCTGTTGTAAGTTCCTCCAATAACGAGGATGAGGATGATGCTCTTTCTTACTTTCAGCGTCTTGCTGAAGACTGATATTACTCAAATAGTTTAATATTATCACCTTTTTTCAAGGTAGCACTTATATACTGAGTGCTACCTTTTTTGTATTGCATTAATTCTTCTAAGTCATTAAATAATAAATTTAAATATCGTGGTTTAAGAACGAAAATATTTCTTTTTTGATCTTGAATTTCGGATTCGTATTCAAAGTTTGTGACTGGAAATATTATTTCAGTTGAGGGAACCATTTTATATTGTGCTAAGTTGTCATCATAATATTCATAGTATAAAGATGCACCAGCGACATTTCTAGACAAAACTTTTCCAGACTGTGATGGTTGTGTTGTTGGTATTGTTTTTAATTTATAATTAAATTGAACTGTTCCTATAGATTCTATTGTAAATGCACTAGTGACTATAAAATTGCCATTGAATGCTGATTCTGAAACATTACTAATAGTAACTTGGGAACCAACTACCAACCCTTTAATGGGGTTAACTAATGTTATTGATGCAACATCTTTATTATAAGATACTTGACTGATATTTGATGTGATTATTCTGACAAAGTTTCCATTTTCTCTCCAGTTAGCATTTAAACGTGTTCCTTTTGGAATTAGGACAGAACCTAAAGAATCTTTAACTTCATTGCACTCATAATGATGAGTTTCATTTAACTTATCATACGAACCATATTTTTCCAACATTACATTATCAAAAGACTGTTGGGGTAAAGGCCACTCCGAATGGACGTTAGTGATGTTATTCGCCAATAAAATAATCCAGTCTAATGTAGAATCATTATAAAATTTATATGCAACATTATCGGGTCTCTCATCTCCAATGATCGTGTACTTTGTAAAAAAGCCTAAATTGTCGAAAATATCTTCTCTAATTTTTACTCTTTTAAAAAGATTTTTTACTTCCAAATAGTTTGATATTTCATTATTATTTGCATTTCTATTAATGTATTGGAAGTTGGGAACTTGTCTGAAATAGGGTTTTGCCATTTTTAATATCCCATTGTTGGGTCATCTACCTCACCTATTTCATCACTGTAAATCGGTTCTAGTTCACTGAACTGTAAACTAAGTCCATAAGAAGTCATTGATCCACTACCTTTATAATTTGAATTAATTTTATCCTTACTTCCATAAGTCATATAACTTCCATCTGGAGTATAATCTACATTTAATGCAGTTAACGCACAAGGTTTTATTTTATTCATAAATGGATGTTCTGTTCCTCCACTTTTACCTCCATAATAAATATATTCTATTTTAAAAACTGAAGGAACCTGTAAAAATAATTCTCCCGGAGTATGACCAACTGCCATTAATTTCTTTAATACTTTAATAATAGTTCTGATCTCTACTGCTTCATCCCTACTTCTTGGAGTAAATTTGAAGTTATAGCTAAAAGTTCTAAGTTTAGGTCCAGTAAATAGAAGTTCTAAGTTTGGATTGATAACTATTCCAGACCTTCCCAAAAAGTTAGCCCCAACTGCTTGTCCGGCAAACATTGCAGTTATTGCTGATTTCAATCCCGGTTGTGTTATAAGAGTTTTAGCCTGGTCAAATAAACCCGTTAAATTATCAAAAGCACCATGTAAAGTAAAACTATTAGGATCTTTGATTATATCTCCTGCTTTTTGACCGAATGCAATTTGAATAGGATTTAAACTATCTTCTCCCCATCCAACAGAATTTGATTCTGTGATTCCAGGAACCATTGGAAGAAAAATTGTGCTTCCTGTAGGGGTTTTAATTCTTTCTTTTGTTCTTTTAACGGAGAAATTGTTGTTTGTGACAGCAGACATGTCTTCAAAATTCAAACCTGGTTCATATTTCATCGGTGTTATTTTTATGAAATCATAGTTTTGACCGGTATGGTTTAAAGGATATTTAAGTATTAGTTTCTTTGCGAAGGCGGATCTATTATTATTTTCAAAAACTGATAATGTCACATCTGATACTGCTGGTGCTGCTGGTGGTGCTGGTGGTGGTGCTGGATCTAATGGAAGTGCTGCAGCTTGAAAGGCTCCTCCTGGTCCCACGTTATGACTAATATTGAATGCTTGATTGACTTGATCTTGTGTTAGAGAAGTTGATCTCGTTAAAATTTTGATTGCGTTTTGTTTTGCTGCATAATTTAATGAGTTTACATCTTTTACTGCCAACTCCTGTCTTGCCGATTGACCCAGAACATAATTTGTGGAATTTGGATTTACAACATTTCCAATTGAACCATTTGGACTACCTGGACTTGGTGGATTAATAACCCTTGCTTCATTTTCTGTTAATGCCTTCCAAGTTCCATCTGCTTGTAATTTAGCAGATTCGACATATTGAATAGTATTAAATGGTCCTGGTTTTTTATATACTAAAGTTGTTTTTAGTGTAGATGGATTTATTGTTCCTGCTCCAGCTGGTTCTCCATATTCTATATAATAGTTAAAATATAATCGGGCACCATTTACAACATAGTTAAAACTTGTTTGTGCTACAGTTGCATTTACAATTCTGTTCGCCATCAGAAATCCTCCTCACACACAAGAGGATTATTCATCTCAATTTTTTGTAGAGTATGAGACATTATAGACTTTCTAGTTATTTAGTCATAGTTTCTAAGAAAGTTTTCATAACGAACAGAACGTAGATAATCAATCTCATTATCTTTAATAGTATGAAGTTTTCCAGAAACTTCTAACCAAGTATAGTTTCTTATTTCTCCCCAATGAAAGTTTAGACCTCTAAAACCCCATCTCTGAATATCTGTACAAGCAATTAAAGGAAACTGATCGTATTTGATTCCTTTTGTTTTTGGTAAGTAGATGAAAGTATAATATTTTCCGACATCTGGTATAAACTCAGTTTCACGAAACACGTCCATAATCTCCAACATAATGGATTCTGAGTCTATAAGACCTTCAATTCTTCTTTTGAGTTGTGATACTCTTGGTGGTGAAGTTTTAATATTTTTACCAAAACCTTCTGCCATTACTTGATACCTAATTCAGATTCCGTTATCACTCTAAAACCTATCATACGGTCGTCACACCATTCTTGAATTGATTTCCATTTTGCTTGATTGACCATATAAGTTTTCATTTCATTTAGGTATGTTTGTTTTCTTTTATTTCCTTTTACAGGAGGTATAGTTTGTCTTTTTGGTTTTATTTCTATGATATATTTTCTTACTTTATTATCATTTTCCAATACTTCAATAATAAAATCTGGAAAATATCTACAAACTTTATTTTTTACTGGATTGAAATATGGAACAAAAAATTCCTCCGAACCATATCTTAATACACTTGGTGTTCTATCACACCATCTCATAAATTTCAATTCCCAAGAGCTTCTGTATACTATATTTCGCGGATTTCCAATATATTTTTCTGGATTTTGTGGATGAAAAAATCCTTGATGATACTTTGAATCACGCGGCATTTTTTTCCTCCAATATCTTTACTACATAATATATACGGTCAAAAAGTATTTATAGATGACAGGACCATCTCCAAATAAACTTTCAGTAAGTAAGATTAAGAGTAATATTTTAAACATTGCTCAAACCTCAGTATATCAAGTAAAACTTCAACCACCAGAAGCCGTTAAAACTTTTTTGGAGTTCAGAGATATTAAATATGATTTGGATGGTGAAAACCTAGAACTTCTTTGTTCCGATACTAATCTTCCTGGTTCATCTCTTGCAACTCATGACGTTACAAATGATTATCCTGGAGTAACCGAAAAGTTTGCTTATAGGAGAATATACGATGAAACTATTGATTTTACATTTTATGTTGATAAAGATTATAAAGTTGTTGAATTCTTAGATGGATGGATGAATTATACAACAGGTCAGGGAACAACATATACCAATAATGAATATACTGATCGAACCCGTCATTATAGGATGAATTATCCCGAAGATTATAAATCAGATGATCTTTATATTACAAAGTTTGAAAAGGATACAAGTAATTCAATGACTTATCAGTTCATTGGCGCATTTCCTGTTAATATTGTTTCGATGCCAGTATCCTATGAAGCAAGTAATATCTTGAAATGCACTGCTTCATTCTCTTATATTAGATACATTAGGACGAGAAATGTAGATTATACTCCAGATGGAAGTTATATGACTTATGGAAGTTTAGATGAATTACAAAAAAGTTTTGACCAAGATCCTAGAACAAAAGAATTTAATCTAAGGGGATTTGGGACAAAATGGGGAACCACTAATGATAATATAATAGATGGAGGAAATGCCTAATAAATAATCACACTGAAACTTCTATAGGACATTATGCCTTTACCAACTATTGCGACTCCAACTTATGAACTTGAGTTGCCTTCATCAGGACAAACAATTAAGTATAGACCTTTTCTAGTAAAAGAAGAGAAACTATTAGTTCTTGCATTAGAAACTGAGAGCACAAAAGAAATATCAAGTGCTATTAAAGCAGTATTAAAAAACTGTATTCAAACTAGAGGTATTAAGGTAGAAACACTTCCCACTTTTGATATTGAATATTTGTTTTTAAATATTCGTGGTAAGTCGGTCGGAGAAGAAATTGAGGTTAATCTTATTGCACCTGATGATGGAGAAACTTCTGTTCCTATAAAAATTAATATTGATGATATTAAAGTGCAAAAGAAAGAGGGGCACGATAAACATATTAAGATTGACGATACCTTAATGATGGAGATGAAATATCCCTCATTAGAGCAGTTCATTAAGAGCAACTTTGATTTTTCTGGTGAATCTGGTATGGACCAATCTTTTGAATTGATTGCAACTTGTATTGATAAAATTTATAATGAAGAAGAGGTATGGACAACTGCTGACTGTAGCAAGAAAGAGATTTCTGATTTTCTTGAGCAGTTTAATAGTATTCAATTCAAAAAAATCGAACAGTTTTTTGAAACTATGCCTAAATTATCGCACGAAATTACCTTCAAAAATCCAAAAACCGGTAATGAAAATACTGTTGTAATGGAAGGTCTTTCAAGTTTTTTCGGTTAGGAATGGTGCATATGGATCTTGAAAACTATTTCAAGATTAATTTTGCCTTGATGCAGTACCATAAATATTCATTAACAGAGATTGAAAATATGATTCCTTGGGAAA